TAGACGATCTCTACGACGGGGCTCGTCCCGGTGACGGTGGCGAAAATGCCGGTGGTGAAAAACTCTCCCAGGCCAGGAAATGACCTGCTGCGCTCATTCGTCGCCTGCGAACGGCAACCCGAAACGCGCGTCCCGCCAGTGCTGACGGCGTTGGCTATCACCACGGCTGCGGTATCGTCGCCGGCCTCCACATATAGCTCGTGGAGGTAGCAACGGCCCGTAAAGACCAGCGTATCGGCGCTTACTGATGTACTACGTTGTGCAGCCATGGGGCCTCCGGTCATCCATTGCGCGACAGGTATTGCGCGTCGCCGTGCTCCAACTCCTCGTCACCCAGCGGTAGCGGGATGGGAGCCGGGCGCGGTGGCGCATCCGGCTCCCTAATTGCCCCGCAGTCCACCAAGGCCCTGATCTGCTTGGGGGTAAGCTTCACGGCCCCAGGGAAGACGGTGCCCGGCTCAAATACGGTGCCGCTGGCGAATACATGCCGCACGGTGACATAGCTACGTCTCTTGGCCATCAGAATGCCCTCCCCCTACGAGTTATCAGCCCACGGCGTTGGTGAACAGGTAAGCGCAGTCAGTCGCGATGACCTTCTGCAGGTACCTGTCCTGCACGAGCTTCCAGGTGCCCTCGGGGTCGTTGCTCGCCCACTCTCTGACCTCTCGCGATGCACCCCGCGCCAACGTGGCAAAGGCCGTCATAGTGCGCGGCCGCGGGCTGTCCTCGATGTGCGCGAGGACGGCGTGCTTGCCCCAGATATAGGACAGGCTGCCCGTCTGGCCCTCGTCGGTCGTGTTGCGCCGTGCCGTGCCCACCAGGAACTTGGCCGGGTCTATGTCCAGCAGACCCGCGAACTGATCCCGGGTGATACCTCCGCCGGCGGTGTACTGATACCGGCTGACGATGTCGGGATGCTGGCGCAGATATTGCCACACCTGAGCGCCGCAAACGAAAGCGTTGGCGTTGGCGTTGAGACTGTCCCGCGCCGTCTCGATCAGCGTCAAAGGGGCGCTGGTCTCGTCCGACCACTGGTCGGTCCCGGTCAGCGTCGCGCCGGTGGTGACGTATGTGGCGCTAAAGCCGATGGACGCCGCGCGATACTCCCGCCCGACCAACAGATGGTCAGTCAAGAACTCGGTGGCGTCCTCTTCTGGGTCGATGGGTGAATCGGCGTTGTCTACCTCGTCCTGCGTCACCAGCTCCTTCAGGGCGTAGCGGTGCAGGGTGAAGTCCGTGGTGCTGAGAGCGTAGTTGACCTCGGGCGCCGGGCTTCGGGAGCCCAAGGGGCCGTCGCGCTCGACGCGAAGGGAATCTTTCGGGTATACGAAATACTTCCCGGCGTCCTTGCTGTCCCACTGCACGGACTGCTGCAACGGGAACATCCTGTCGGCGATGTAGTCGTCATTTCCGTAGGCCAGACTGAAGCCCGTCATCGCCTTGTCTACGCGAACTTGCGAAGGCAGCGGCATTTTGCTTGCTCCTTGGTGTTTTGACAGCGGGCCGCGCCTCCACGCTCCCCGCCCTCAAATGGACGTCATGCGGGTATTGTGCTTACACGCTGATGTATCCGCCGCCGTTCGGCCAGACGATGGCGTAATCGCCGCTGTCCCAGGACTGATCGACCTGGCCGATTATCCAGTCCTTGTCGGTAGTCTTGCTCTCCAGCAGGCCGGTGGCTGTCGTGCCCACATCGCCCACCGATACGCCAGCGGAGGCCACGACGACCTTGAACGGACGGCCGGGAGCCAGGGAGGCGATATCGGCGCCATCACCCGCCGCGGACGGCAGGTTGTAGATGGAGCCGATGGCCTTGTCGGTGGCGGCGGTGCACACGGCTACCCGCCCAGCCGTGGCGGTGTGCATGACCAGGTGGTACTGGGACGAACTGAAATCTCCGTTCGCTTGCAGACCCGGATAGAAAAGGGGGGCCTCGATAGCCATTACGCATCATCCTTTCGGCTCGGATAGCGCCACGCATCGACGACATCCTGGGGGAACTGTGCCATCGCCTCGCGCAACGCCATGCTCTTGGCCTCGGCGGGGCCTTTCTTCAGCGTCATCAGCTCGGCCTCGCGCGTCGCAATGAAGTCGGCCACAGCCTGCGTGTCCGGCGTCGCGCTGGTCTCATCGCTGCCGACTTCGGCGAAGGCGATAACGGGCGAGCGGTTGTCCAGGTTGGCCTGGAAGATGTCCATATCCAGCTTGGCCAGCTTCGTCAGCTCGTCGCGCTCCGCTGGCTTGATCTTGCCGCCAGCTTGCGCAACGTCCAGCGCGTCGCTGATAGCCTTCTCGGCCAGACTCTTCGCGGCTTTGGCGCCCTCTGCGGCATCCGCCCGCAGCGTATCCAGGTCGCCCTTGGAGAGCACCACCTGATCAGCGGCAGGCTGCGCAGCTGTCAAAGCCTCGTACTGCTCGGCCGTCAGAATGACCTTGCCGGCTACATCAGCCGCGGCCATCTCGGCGTCGCCGTCGGGCGTGCGCACGGGCAACGGCACCTTGAGCGCCTTGTTTTCCTCGTGCACCCTGGAGAGGGCCTGGCTCTGATGATCGGCGGTTACTTCGACGTCGTCACCCAGGCCAAGCACCTCACGGATCTCTTGCTCGTTCATTTCGGAGTTACCTCCGGTTGTGGGTTGGGCCTGCGCGGTAACGTCGCCGAGCAATGCCTGTAATTGGGTCGGGTCGATGTCCTTGAGTCCAAGACTGGCCGTGATCGCTCCGGCCATATCGGTTGCGGCTGCGTTCGGTTTCGCCGGTGTCTCAATGAATAGCTTGCGCCCGCGCACCCAAGCGGCAGCCATGGCGTTTTCTGGTCCATAGGCAAGAGATCCGTGGTTGTAGTCCACCACCATCTCGGTGTCCGGCTGGTCAGCATCAGCAGAGACAGACCGGAAGACCTCGCCCTGGTTGTCTATCATGCTCTGCAGGTCATCAGGCGTGACCGTGAACTTACCGTACCAGGGGTGATACCAGACGCCCGTTAGGAACACCTGCACCGCCGACATGGTCTCACCCGGGGCGAGCTCCACCGGTGCCATGCCAGACAGGAACGGGCGGTTGACTAATCCAATGGCCAGCAATGCGGCCCCTTTGTGCCCCTCGTCTTTCTCGCTCTGCCAATCCAGGTCGAACTCGGGCGAGATGTAGCGGAACTCCCCGGCGCGGATGTACTCCTGCGCCCGCGGTGTCCAATCGCAGTCAGCCCACAGTTCTGCGTGTGGCGCCTTGGGATCATCCGCCAGGCGCAGCGCCGGCCCCATCGCCGCGGCGAGACTGCCGCAGATGCGGTCGGGGTGCTCCTGCTGTAGAGACAGGAGAGAGGCCAATAGGCCAGGATGCGTCAGAACGGTCATCTATGCCCCCGTGCGGAAGATGTAGCTGTACATGCACCGGCACTTGTTGGCGCCGCTGGCCGTGGACAGGCATTCTTTGTCCGGCGGCATCTGCTTGAAATACTCAGGCGTGCCCACGGTGTATTCATTCCCATCCTTCGCCCTGCACACATCGCAGACGTTGCCGTCGAGGATCGCAGAGCGACGGGCCACCCGGATGTCGTCCTTGACCTGCTGGGCGATGTCGTCACGCCCCCAGTTAAACGACGTTGAGACCATGGACCGAGCCCGGTCAAAAGCGGTTGGCTCGAACAGCGGCCGCGCGCTCACCTCAATAACCGGGTTGCCCTCCAGGCGGTCGCGGATCTGCGCCACGCCATCGCCTTCCGCTGCGTCAAGAACGTCCTCGTCGATGGCGCGCACAGATGCGGTCAGGGCATCTTCGCGCTCGGTGCGGTATAGGTCTTGCGCCCCTTCGCGGGCAGCGTTGTCCATCATACTGGCGAGCGTCGCCATATAGAGCTCGGCCGCGGCCTTGTAGGCCTTGGTGTTCTCCACCTTGTCGGGGGATTCGTCCCGCGCCGTGCTGCTCTGCTGCCGTTTTTTCTCCTCGCGCACCTTGGCCTGGCCGTAACGGAATACCTCCCGCTGTATCGCCACCAAGGAAGCTTTGCGGCTCTGCACCATAGCCTTTGGGATGGAGATGTCAACGATGTCCGACGGGTCCCCATCGGCCAGGGCCGTCTTGATTTGGACCATCAGCTCATCCACCCATATGGGCCGAAGGGCGCGGAAGACGTTGACGATCTGCTCCTCGGCGTCATCCTGCCTCCCGGCGATCTCACCCAGGGACATCGTTTTTTCGATGTCGTCCAGCTCGCGCCAATAGGGAGAGCTGGCCAGCCGCTGCGGAGACTGGAGGAACGAGTGGTCGTCGGCATCCCATCCTGCCTGGATGGCCGGAGGCCGCGACGCCTGGGGCACTGGCGCCGCGTCCCGCTGCGGGGCCTTCATAATGTTGCGTATCCAGCCTTCGGTCTCGTCGTCAGCCGTCAGGAAGCCGCCCCGCGCGAGGCGCTCCATGGCCGTCGCAACAGCGTCGATCTGCACCACTTGCAGGTCAGACCAACGGACCTTGGCTTGTACGTTCTCGGGGTTGGCGACATTCCACTCCAGCCACCTGGCTATCAGCTGGTCATTGACGCCGTCGGCGATCCAGTCAGCGATACCCTCCAGACCGAGCTGGAACACGTCCAGGAGGTTTTTGGCCAGCGCATACGAGCCGGTGAAGGACCTGCCGAGCACCAGCACCATGGCCAGGACGGCGGTGGCTATGCCCTCATCGCAGTAGCGGATCAGCGGCATAGGATCATAGCGGCCCGCGTCACCCTGGCCGGCTATGTCAAACGACCACCCGTCAGGCAGGTATAGGTGGGATTTGGCGCCGGCGCGGTAGTTCTTCGCCAGTTTGGCCGCGGCAGTCTTGTCGTCAGCGTCGTATTCTTTCGGGGAATGGATCTCCGGCGTGCCCAACCCGAAGCGCTCCAGCGCCATGGCGGCAATGCGTTCCGTGGTATCCTTTATGAACCAAGGTTTATATGCGGCACGTAAACCACTGCGGCCCACAAAGTTATTGCCGATCTGGTCATAGGCTAGGTGGAACAGGATGTCACCGGGAATAGCTATCTTTCGGAACTTGTTGTCTTTCCATACCTGCTGCGTGATGCCGGCCAAGTCCCCGTCGCTGTCCGTCTGCCACTCTTTGACGGTCGCCTGTCCGCGGTGGGCGAGCTTCCTGAACCAGAATTGCCCGCCGTCATCCTCCGGGACGATCTCCATCACCTCAAAGCCGTACGTCCAGGCCAGCAGGGCGTGCTCAAGGAATCGGGGGAAAGAGATGCGCTGGAACAGAGCCTCCTCCAGGGCGTCCTTGATGCCCTTGTCCTCGCAGTCCACCTCCCACGTCGCCGCGCGGATGGGTAGATGGACGATGTTCTCAGAGGCCTGCACCTGGGGATCCGTCAGCATCCTGGTGATGGTCTCGATGCCCGTGGAGCCCTGTAGCTTGGGGGCGTATTCGTCGTTGTCGATGAAGCCACGATAGAACGACGTACCGGTAGCCCCCACTTCGGCCGTGCTGGCTGATTTGGCGGCTACCTTCCGCGCTGCTGTCTTGCTCTTGCCTCTGCGTCTGCTCATTTTCCCCAGAACGCAAAAGCCCCGAACACAGGAGGAGGAGTCTCCTATGCCCGGGGCTGCGTCGTTGGTCCGGCATTGAGCCGGGGCGCGTCAGTGGGCCCGTATCGTATTCGCGGTGGACGTTTGGTTACATGGTCAGGGCTCTGCGTGTATGGTGGGCGAGCAGTCTTTGGTGCCAAAGATCGGAGAAAGTCCGAGTTGGCACGGCGCGCGGCAACGCCAACGGCCCCCCCAACCGCAATCTGGAAGTCAGGGCCTAATATACAACCGCCTGACGTGTTGTCAAGGAGTGCCTCCGAAGTCAAGCAGCGCCAGCAGCGCGTCCGGCGTGCCGTCCACCTTGAGCACGCAGTGATACCGTTCACCTTGTTTGCTTGTGTCTAGCTTGGCCTTGTCGCCGAATAGGGCATCCACGGTATCCTCCAGGCGGCGCAGGGCCTCGCGGCGCTTCCGGGCAGCCGGCGGCGGGCATGGCGACCGATCAGGGATGCTTGGGAC